GTCAAATTAATAAAAAACTCTTACGTTTAAGGAAGCGATTATGCGAGCGAGAAATTTATATGGTGTTTCTCCCCTTGACGTTGAGCTTTGCCAAGCAAAGCTTGATAGCCAAAGGGAATATATGCGCTCTTTCTCTTTTGTTAATGTTAATGGCCAGGTTAGAAATTTGCTAGACATTTCAATGTCGGCCAACTTTAGCGATAAATATTACGCCGAAGTGTCTAATCGCGTGAATGTGTTTAGCTCTTTTGCGATCGATTATTTTCAAGTCCCAGTATTTTTAACAATTACTCTTAACGGCTGCTTTAGGGGTGCATTAAATGGCGATTATTCTAAATTTATGCCTATTGATTATAGATATTTGCCTGATGAAGTTAAGTATAAGGCTAAAAATTCAGTGCCTTTAAGTATTTCTGATTTAGTAGCCGTTCTTAATCATCAATGGAATTTATTTATTATGCGATATTCAAGAAAATTTAAAAATATTGATAGAAGCTATATAAGGTGCTTCGAGCCACACAAAAAAGACGGCGTTCCACACATTCACGCTTTATTTTACGTCCCAGCTCACACAATAGATTTTATGAAAAGAATTTATACTGATATTTTTTATGCTCCACAAAACCTAAAAACAAATGCTATCACAAGCGAGCAAGAGAAAAACGGCGAATTAAACGGCTTTCAAACTAGTATTAATAATCCTAGTGGCTATGTTATGAAGTATATCCAAAAGACTTTCATTAACCTAAAAGAAACGCAAGATTTTGACGAGCTTTCAGCCTGGTATGTAAAGCACAAAGTAAGAAGATTTATAAGCTCACGTACTAAAGTGCCATTATGGGTATATAGGAAGATTAATTTTATTAGCACGATGCAAGACTTTTATCACTTAAACGACTTAACAAACGATCATAGAGCAATACTCGAGTGGAATAAAAAAGATGACTACATATATATAAATTTGCCTTTCAATAAAGAAGAGATTATTTATTTAAATGGCAGATTGGAGCATTATATAAGTGGTAGGCTTATGAATTTTTACGATAGATTGAAAATTGATAGCCAAAAAGATGAAAACGCACAAGATGAAATAAAAAGCTTTGGTACTAATTTAAAACAAAGACAAATTTTAAAGCTTTGCGATGAGCTTTTTAAAAGCGATGAAAAGCCTAAACCAGTAAGCAGAATGAAAGATTACGAGTTGGTCAATTATTATCAAAGCTTGGGCGGTAATGTAAATGCCCAGCATTTAGCCTATGTTGAAAATTTAATGCTTGATAGAAATTTAGATAATTTCACGCACTATCATGAAAGGCATGATTTAAATGCCCCTGATATTGATAGCTTTGTAGATAGATTTTTGATTTGTAATGAATTTTAAGGAGTATATTATGAAAAAATTATTAGTTGATTGTTCTCGCTATCCTTTTTGTTATTTTCCGCAATTAGATTTAGGCATTGTTGTAGAAGAATTTCATTTATATAATTATGAAGAATTTGATACTACTTTTTTTGAAACTTATTATTCTTTTTCTAAATATGGGTTATGTGATTTTTCTAGTTTTGGTGATCTTCTTGATGCCTTTGCTAAAAAATTTGATTATGATTGTTTTGAGCATATTTAATGACACTAAATGAGCTTTTTAATAATTACATTAGCTTTTACGAGCTTATTTTAAGTCCAACTACTTTAAGAAGCGATATAGCTACATATAACAAGCATTTTAAAAACTCGCTTGGCTTAAGAGAAATAGAAGATATAAATTTTATCGATATACAAAAGTTTTGTAATGATCTTATCAAGCAAGATTACAAGATAAAGACTATTAAGAATATCGTTGCAAAGCTAAAGGTTATTTTCAAGCTAGGTATAAAGCTGGAGTTAATAAATAAAAATCCTTGCGATTTTATTGAGTTGCCAAAGTTTGATAATAAAAGGTATTTTGATTACTCGATCGCTATTCAAAAACGCTTTATTAAAGCTATTAGTGAAAATACCGATGCAAGCTCTGATATATTCTTTTTTCTACTTCATGGCAGACGAAAAAATGAAGTATTAAGCTTAAAATTTAGCGATATAAATTTTAAGACCAGGACTTACATTATCCCCTTTAAAATCAATAAGGCCAAAAGAAATATGATTTATAAAATGAGTGATGAGCTGTTTAATCGTCTTTATAAAAGATTTTTGATAGCCAAAAAAGAAAATAAGCTAAACGATTATGTCTTTATTAACCCTATGACTAACGATAAATTTAAAGATTTGCGTAAAAGCTGGGCTTCACTTCTTAAAAAGAATAATTTACCTAAAATCAGGCTTCACGATATAAGGCATTTAATCGGCACATATTCAATTAATTATCTAAAAATTCCGATCGAGCAAGTATCATTTACATTGGGGCATACGAATATAACTACAACACAAAAATATATTACTGCAAACGTTAAAAAATCTAAAGAAACTATCGAAAATTTACTAAAATCAATTTCAGAATAATTTAAGCATTTTAAAAAGTGTTTCAAACATCGATAAAATGGGCATTTGGTTGCGGAGGACGGATTTGAACCGCCGACCTTCGGGTTATGAGCCCGACGAGCTACCACTGCTCTACTCCGCGATAA